AATTTGCTGCAGCAAATTCATTGAATCCGAAGCGAACCCGATCCTCAAATCCTGTGTTGGTGAATAGGTTGAGCGCAACAGAACCTACGACTACTTCGTCAGCCAAAAGGACAACCGTGTTGGCCAAGGCATCCGCGACCATCCTGTAGGTGTGGTATTGCCCGAGCCAGTCAAACGCCCAGCTTCCCAGTACGGTAACGATGCCACCAACGTGATTGACCAAACCAAGTTGTCTGACTCCCACAACTTCATAGAAGCCCAGGGTATAGCTGCGCCCGTTTGCAGAGCCTTGGACAAACACTCCAGCATCATTCCCAGTGTACTGGGTGATTCGCATACGGGTTTCTGTCGTGCGGGATCGCAGTTCTGTGTAGGGGCGTACCCAACCCGTCTGAGATAAAAAGGCAGGCGTGATGGCTGAGATCAACAGCGTCTCATCATTCAGGATATCTGTGACTCGTACAAGTGTTTGATTGACCCAGATGATGTCGTTGATGTTTAGTTCAGTAAGGAATCGTGTGCCGGACCCCTTCAACTGCTTGGAAGCCCCAAAGGAACCCTGATACTCTTGGAAGTAAGAAAGGGTTGTGGGCTGCAATCCTGATACGGAGGTGCACTGCACACTGAAGCCGTACCCATCGACACCCTGCGTATTGGCATAGCAGATAACCAGATTGCGGTCCTGTGCCACTTGAATATCCGGGATTTCTGCAGCGATCGCCCAGTGTAGGTTGTGTGCCGTTGCAAAGATGTTCTGTGAGACAATGCTGAATTGATGGGCAGCAGGGGCACCATTTACTGCCGTGAAGGTGTAGGGACCACTCGCAACGGTAATGGTGACCGTATCCCCGGCTTGAAGGGTCGGGTCCAGAGTAATGATTTGTCTTGTCTCTGGGAGCCACGTTGAGAGAGTCCCCGTAAGTTGTTTCTCATACGGTTGAATTCGATTCTCATAATAGCTTTGGCCGCCAGACAACCCTGGAGTTGTATGGAGCGTTCGTTCTGCAATGCTGGCATGGATGGTGCCATACTGTGTGCATCCTTGTTCGGTTGGCAATGTCAATCCACCAACACTAACACCGGGCATCCAAACCAATCGACGTGGTAGGTTTCCGTTGGGTTCTTCATAGGTCAGCGTAGACATCTCAATATGCCGTTGCTGGTCTTCAATCTGAATGGTGGCTTCCCCTCGCCCGCTCTGGCGCAAGACCTTGAAGATGGCCTCGACATCAACGACCGTCTTGTCCTGTAAGAAAGGTTCTACTCGGGAGTACCCATATCCGTAAGGGATTTGCTCGCTCGCAAGCCCTGATACGATTTGAGTTCCGCCCCCAATCGTGCCAGCATGCCCAAAGGAGGACTGCAGTGACCATTGCTGCTCAGGATTTGTATTCTGATCTGGGATACCGGACACCGAAACAGTCTTGCCTTTGCTGGTTTTACGGGTCAGATCTGGGCTGATGCTGTATTGGAAGAAAGACCATGTGGCCTGACAGGCTGTCTGTCTTGATAGACAACCCCACCAGATTTGCCCTTTCTGATGTGTCTGCAACTCCAAGGCACCACTACTGGGTTCTGCTTGTGCAGAGGTCAACCGAATCATCTCCCCCGTCAAAGACCCCGCCACAAAGAGTGTCGCTTGTTGGGTTGACGGGTTGGCCGTCAACAGATAGGTTGACAGTACAGCATGGTCGATTTCAAACAGAGCCGCTACATACTTGGCCTGGTATTCTGTGTTGGGCCTTGGAAAAGGCTGTGCAACGACAACAGTTGTTGTACCATCGGGTTGTTTGGTCACTACGGTACAGACATACACGCCAGCTTGCGGCCCCGTGCGAATCTTGAACCGTGTCCCTGAAGCAATCCCTTGAGGAAGGGTTGCAGTGGTTGCCTTGATGGTTATTGGGTCTAACACTGTCATGCTGACGGTCGGACCCAACAGCCAAGATGCTTCAACTTGAGGTTCCTCTGGATTGAGTAAGAATCCAATTGTCTTGAAGGCCGCCTCGGTAGAGACGGGTGTCAGGTTTAGGAAGCCTACCTGATAGGTGCGTTTGTTGTCGTGTGCTCCAAAGCCGACCCCAGACCAGAGAGAAGATCCTGAGTCTACTTTGAGCCGGGTCTCTACTCGCACACTGGAAGGGTACTCAAGGTCTACGCTCTGATAGTACAGAGCCTGTTGTCCCGATTGGTAGTTTCCAGGAGTTTGTACTTTCGTTGTGTACGTGCCGTCTGTATTGAGGGTGCCTGAATCGGATCCCTGCAGTGTCCATCCTGCCAGAGTTGGGTACGTTGTGGCATCGTAGAAGGTGCTTGCGGCTTCTGGTTCCGATACAAGGAGATCAACTGCGGTTGCATTTGGATTCTGGTTCAAAAGCAAAGACAGAGGATCATTCAGCACTGCGCTGTAATCACGCTCTAGGCCCAAATAGCGGTAGCCGTAATGGATTGGTTCTAGAGTGCTGAGCGGCCCCAGCACAGAGCGCATCTGGAATCTACCCGAGAGCATCGAACCCAAAGGGAAGTCCGGGTCGAGGGGTTGTGACCCATGCGCAGGGGGGCAGACCAAGCCGTTGGGGGCGTCCCATTGGTTGAGAAGCAAGCCAGGGTCATTCAATCCCGCCATCTCTACAGTTGGCACAGCAATCCAGTAATAGCTAACACGAACGATTGCCCCGATAGGAGGTGCCGCTTGGAGGGTAACTTCTCCAGTATAGGGGTTGACTTCGGAGAGTAACGCAGCAACCCCATTGACTGTAACAGAGACATCGTTGATCGTAGCCGGGGAGGCATCACCCCCATTCTTGACCAGCGGCCCTTTCAGCGTAAAGAAGTTCCGTTCCAAAGGGCGATCCACAAACTGGGCTGAGACATCCTCTAGCGAAACCTGCTGTCCGGTTTGTTTGCCAAGACGATCCAGACTTACTTTGTACGAAACACCCATACTTTGCTTGGCTCGCCTATCCAGACGAATCAAACAAGGTGCCAATCTTGCCTGATGGGCTGGCCCTGTCGCGGTCAGAATAGGTCCGCCATCATTTCCTACCAGGGACTTGAATCGGTAGTTGCCAGCCAGAGGCCCAGTAGGCAGATTCAGGACTTCGTTTTCAACAATTCCAACCCAGTCAAAGGTAGTATCAGGTACCCAACGATTCAAGCCATAGTCATAGACGACAGCCGTAACGATATCCTCTGAGCATTGCACATAGGTGCTTTTGCCAGTAGGCAGGGTGCTGGCCAGTACAACCTCGTCAGACCCAACAGGATATACGAGAACTTCTTTGACTCGGTATTTCCCGGAATTGACCCCGCTCTCGATCCAAAGGTCTGCGTCGGGTAGAACATGCTCAAATGTCCTTGCTGTGTCTCGTAAGAGTGTTCGATCTGTAAGGATTTCCCCCGTGCTAGAGGACAACTCCTTCAAACCATTCCAATAGGAACGCAAGTCCTCATAGTCATACTTGGTATAGGTGCTTGTCTCTGTATCGACAGCCAACTCTCGGAAGGTCTCTCGGAATAGATTGTGATACCTGTAAAGGGTATGTGCCGGCTTGATCGCTTGTAGGACAATGGCGACATTCTTGAATAGCTTGGCAGGGTCTGGGTCCGCAAACGAGCTTACCAATTCGTGAGTATGCAGATTGGTAGTCTGGGGTAAGAATCCAACAATCTCGTGTTGGTGTTCGGCTCCTGCTGTGCCGGTCCAGATGGTCTTGACGGTACGCCCGGTGCCGTTGGTCTCGATTTGGATCAGGTGGTAGTGGTCTGAGACCGTCGTAGTTGTGACGATGTTGGACAGGAAAATCTCAAAGACGAACTGGTCTTGGTTTGAGTACCCAGAGTTGGTTGTGCCTCGTGCTTCGATAGCACATTCGATGATTTGCACGGAGGCATCCGTTAAGAGCGCCAACGCCTCTTGCAGAGCTTGTCGGGTGCTGCCCATGCCCAGAATGCGGACCATATCCTTGAAGAAACGCCTCTGTGCAAGATCAGACTCGATCTCGGGGAGATTCTGGGTGTCTGGAAATAACAGGGCCCCAAGGATTTGATGGAGATACTCGGGTCTCGTGTAATCGAGATCCTGGTCAGCAAAGACTTCGGAAGCGGAGACTTGGAGCTTTGCCAACTGCTCGGCTGCTGCTTGGAACTGCAAGGTGTAAAAGGGGCTGACAACCTGACTGACATAATTGGAGGGCAGAGCGTTCAGGAAGAACGCCATAATGCGGTCTCTTTGTTGGGAGACAGCACGTAGATAGGCTTGATCCTCTTGCACGACAGCCGGATTCTGATCTACCGCATCGGGGAGAGTCTTCGTGCTTCCTGGCTGAAAGGTAGTGAGGGCTGTTTTTTCGAGCTTCGCCATGTTAGACTCCTCGACGAACTTGGGGATCTTGGTCGTAGGTCAGTGTGATGAGATTGGTTGTCAACGTATCGAACAACCCGGTCTCAATATCCTGTGCACCTGTCTCTTGGTTGACGAAATACGTCACAACCCAGGTGTAGGCAGAGGGTTTTGCATCATTTGAGCAACTGACGAGGACGCGATTGCCTGTTAGGCTTTGGCGAAGGCTTTGGACATTGTTGGCAACCTCTGCGGTGTAGTAGAGATAGCTTTGCTTCTCTTGCAGTGTCGCTGTTCCTGCCTGGACCTTCTGATCCAACGCTAGCCACTGCGGATACCCTACCACTTGCGGACGCAACGTAGTATCGTCGGAATAACCTTGGATTGCAAGACCCTCCTTTCCGATAATGAAGGCGCTATCCACAGAGGTGCTGAGAGGCTGGCCTGTCAGATTGGGTGTCTGGGTCAATAGCTTGAGGTCTACACCAGAACGGGTCACGGCTCGGTAGAGGTTGGTTGGGCCGCCCCCATTGCTTGTGGAGTGGTTTAGAGGATCTTGAAGCAGATAGGTAGATACGGTTGCAGTGGACCATTGGGGTAACACGATGAAGTCCCCTGCTTGACTGGCTTGGAGAGACTCTTGTAGAATGTGTGCTCCGTCTGCCAATCGAAGTAGTGCCAGAGGGCTCAGGACGTAGCTGACACCCTGTACGGATTCGATCGTCTTGACAACATTGGACTGGCGTAGCGATTGGCTGTTCAGCACAAGGTTCTGAAGTGCGGCTCGGATACGGGGCTCTACGACATCGCGCACCGCCCCAGCTTGCAACAGGACGGTCGCCGTAATATCGACGGGTAGTAGGTTGCATTGCTTGACAACAACATCCGCCGTGAGGTGTCTGGATTGCTCCAAGCTGTTCTGAGCAACCCCTACGACAAGGTTGGTGCTGTATTGGACAGTGAAGTTTTGGTTGTACTGGTAAGTAACACTTACAACTTGGCCAGAGAGAATGGTGCTGGATTCGGTGCGTTGAATCGACCATGTATCTGTTCCTGTTGGTGCAACCAAACGATAGTCTGGGTTTGCCTCGAAAGGCGAGACAGGCTTGTAGGTGGTGGTGCCGTCTGTATTGGTCACCACGATCGTCAATTCGTTGACGCCAAGGCGGTTGAGCCGTTTTGAGTACAAGCCGATCAACGTATGCTGCTCTGTTGCTTGCGAGACCCCGCCCAAGGTTGTGTCTGAGGTGATCTGGACGTAATCCTTTGCCATGCTCGATTCCCCCAGTAAGAAAGGGGATTCCAGCTTGTAAAGGTCGTACAGATTGGGATTGATGGTCGCCCCGGATTGATCAGTGACTTGGAGAATCTGATCGACGGGCTGCCGTGAGAAGTAATGCCTATTGCTTGTCTGGAAGCGAAAATCCCCCTGAATGACATCGGAAATAGCGAGATCCGTAGGGTCGTTGTACCCAGAGGCAAGCTGAATCGTATCAAACGAGAGGTACTGAATTCCCGTTAGCGAGAACGTATAGCCCCGAGAGAGATTGCGGATTCCGGTGCTCAGGATCTGCGATAGAGGGGTTGCAGGCGTGACTCGACTCGTTCCATCTGGGTTAAGCGAGACGACGCGAAGGATAAGATCCTGTGCATTGCCCACCACTTCAAAAGTAGCTCCGATGACATTCTCATACGAGAAGGCAAAGGTGTCTTGGTAGGTTGTAGGCTGCTGGCCCCGAACCCAACAATCGACTTTGCCCCCAGTGTGCTTACCTTGAGAGTCAATATCCCGTAGCATGTATGGACTGCCTGCACTGATGATCTGGCTGCTCAGGACACCTGGAATGGCAAAGGCACTATTCTTATATCCTTGGTAGGTGCCCGTATCTGAGGTGAGACCCCCGATGCAACGCATCGCCAGATTGTAGTTGGACTCTTGGGGTGTCCCTCCAAAAGTATCCGCCGTGTTGGTTACGAGAATCCCCGAGATGTTGGTGCGGTTGATGGCTTTCTTTGGTACATTGCCTTGGATTCCTTGGTTGACAGCCTGAACAAAGGCATTGGTGCTGTAGTAGCCTGTGGTCGGGTCGTAATAGGCCGCCATATTGTTGGCATCGAAGGAGGCATTGATCAGGGTCGTGAACTCCACCGATCCCGCATAGACAACAGTGCCCACAGGCATGTTGATCGTTGTATTGAGCGGTTGCTTCACATAGAAGGACACTTCACCCCGAGACTGTTTGCCCGGTTCACGAACCTTGCCTTGGTTGGAAGCCAGTTTCTCAAAGGAAAGATCGATAATGGCTTGGACCTGATTCAGATTGGTCAGCCGGAATGCTTGTGCAAGAGCCAACTTGTAGGTAGACTGCCGGACAGCAACCGAAGCTCCCGTCAGGTTAGGATCGTCGATCGACAATAGCGTTGTAAAAGATTGCGCCTTGTGAATGAAATCGAGAATGAATCCGAGACGCTCAGACTCGGAGGCCATTGGGTCGATGAACGTATCCCGCAGTACGGAACCGGGTTGTACCGCGACATCGGGTTGGGCTTCATGGATCAATCCAATCAAATCCTGAGTGACCTGTTGCCTCGTTACGGTGGGGAATGAACCGATAGCAGGGGTAATCTGCATAGGAACTCCCGAGGCATCCAAAGAAAGCGCCGTCTCCGTTTCTTGCAGCGTATCTGGGTTCCAATAGACTGCGGTAACGGCATAGTAGACGGGTTGGTTTTGAGCAACAGAAGCCAAGGTGCTGCTTGGGATGGTTGGGTACCGGGAAGCCATATCGCCGTAGCGGTCGTGGATATACTGGAAATGGCCAACATTCTGTACGGATTCAACCGAGAAGTTGTATCGGATATGCTGGTCTCCGGGCGAAGCCTCATAGTTGAGTGACTGGTCAAAGTCATTCTGTAGGAGGGCTTGAGTATCCTGGTCTACTTGACTCCCTTGGACACGAATCGCAATTGGCGGGCTGGTGTTGCTGAGGTAGCTATCGATCGACAGGTTGCCGAGCACGGTGGCTCGTTCGGTTGTGATGGAGTCTTGAGTCTGAATCAAAGCAGGGTTGATTCTGGTGTAGCCTTCGGTGCCGCCACCGGGTTGGGATGTAGCGTAGATGTTGATCCCGAGAAGATTCTGGGTGCCCAAGGCTTCGGTTGAGACAACAATCTTGACTGCGCCATCCAAGCGTTCTACTACGATTCCCGTAGGGGGTTGATAGAGAGCCTGGTCCGTTTGGGTCGGGACATACTTGATCTGTACCGTAGCCGGGGCAGTGGTTGTGCCCGAGGTGAGCACAGAGCGAACTTCAATAGTGTTCTGGCCAGGGACTAGTCTCAAGCCTTGTGGATAGGCCGCAGGGTTCGGGATGGTGAAAATACCCCCCTCAAAGGAGACTAGGTTGGGGTCTTGGACCCAAGCAGCGCCACGTAGGGCAATCTCCATGTAGGCAGTCTGGGCGTCACACGTTCCGGTAAGAAAACGATAACCCGCAGAGGTACTGAAAATGAAGGTGCTGCGGGCGATCCCGTCTGGACCATAGAATTGAGGATTCATTTGGTTTCGTCTCTGTGTGTTTACATCGGTTGAGTAAGGCTGAGCCCTACTCTATTGTTGGTCAAGTGATAGTCAGATTAGGGCAGAGAATCTGCTATTGGGTCACTAATTAGCTTATGAGGGCGATAGAGGGTAGCTGTTGTGAGTGTTCCACAACGTGTGGAACACTCTGTTAGATGGAACAGATGCCAAAGGAGAGTAAAGAAATGGAAGACTTGCGTACTAAAGTAATCAAACTGGCTCATCAGAATCCAGATTTGAGGCAACACTTGTTGCCGTTGCTTCATACTGCTGCAGTCCCGGATACTCTCAGTACCGCCAAGGCAAGATTACAGGCAGCAATCAAGGCACAAGCCAAGGTGCCTGAACGCTATGCAGAGGCTCTTTACAATAGGGCTAAGATGCTGGAGACAAAACTCCGTGGTCAATTCAAGGCAAAGCAAGATGAGGTCTCCCCCGAAGATATGCGGGAGTTGCACACGTTGCAGTTGGATGTTGCAGCGCGACTCAAGGAATTGGCAGGTATCAAACTGCCTGAGAAGTGGGACTTCCCAAATACACGTCGCGACTTAGCCACCTTCTCACGCTTAGGTGAAGCCCCCCCGTTCGTGGATGAGGCATCTGGGCACGCTTCTCTTATCCAGCATGCTGCGTGGGTTGTATTGCGTAAGGCAGAAACTTTGCCAGGAATGGCAGGATACTACAAGGAGTATCTTGACTTCTATGCCAAACAGGGGCGTACCCCTAGCGTTTTGGAGCAAATGGCTTTTCAATTTGGGGCGTACAACAAATGAAAGACTTGAGAAAAGAAATCATCAAACTAGCACATCAGAATCCAGAACTGCGTTCTCAGTTGCTTCCGTTGGTTCACCAAGCTGCTGTAGGCCCCCGCAACCCTGCTGAGCGAAAGCTGGCCGATGAGCTTGATTCTGATCCTAGCACAACTGAATTGGTGCAGATGCTAAAGGACAAGCCATCCCAAGAAGAGTTGACCCATAGCAAGGTAGATGCTGCTGGATGGAAGCGGGCTGTCACCGAGGCTTTACGTATGTCGAGGGAGAAGTCCAAGAAGAATGCAGGACTGAAGACGGCCGCATGTCAGTCTTGAGTGGATCTTGCTGAAAACGCAACCCTACCCGAACGGGCATGAAGTCAGGTATGGGATTGTCAAGGCATCTGGTGTGATTCGGACTGCGCTTGGAAATATCTGAACATTTGAGCGTCCTTTTGAATGCCATCTGCAAATCGCGGAGGCCAACTCAGGCTTCGTGAATATCATTGCAATGAATGTACACCCAGTACCGTCAGACGACGTTCTGATTGACAGGGTGATCTTGAATGATGACAGCTTCAGCGACAAGCTCTTCGCGATGCTCGGCACGATCCCGGAATCCCAGGAACTCAAGCAACTCCGTGGCAATCAAAACTAAGCCCTAGAACACACCGTAGCGACCATATTGGGTTGACCAATTGAGTGTCAGGATCGTCTCGGGATTCGCCTCTTGGTACTGATAGAACTTCTCAGAAACCTGCCACTCAAACCCAATCTTGACAGATAGAATGATGCTGTCTGGGGTTGAGAAGGCATATCGGATTGCATCATTCGGCACACTGTAACATACCCAACCAATCACTTCATTGTGAAGTCGTGCCATCCACTGGTCTTGGGTGCAAATAATTTGCTTTGAGTCAACCTGGGGGAATGTTTGGGCAATCTTCTGTGTAGCGTTCCCTATCGGTGTTGTGGGACCCACAGCAGACGCCTTGAGTTGCTCTCGCCAAACCGGGGAGCTTGCCAAAAAGTGGAAGACGCTCGCCTTCGCTTCCTTGTTGGGAATTCCCAACAACGACTCCAAAGGCTTTGGGTCGGTGCAAAGCAGGTACTTCTGTACAGGGCATTCTTTCAGGATCAACTCATTCTTGATGAGTCTCCGGTAACTTTGAAAGTATGCTCTCCAAATTGAAATCTCACAGAACAGGTAGCCGTTTGAAGGGATGACATTCGGAGCCTCATCCTGTTTTAGGGAGACGATGGGTGCTGTCATTACCCGGTTGCCCATAATGCGGGGTCTGACAGGCAGAATGTACCGGGCTTGTTCGGGTTGTTGCGAGAGTTGCGTTTGGCGCTTCTCGTATTCAGGGTGCTCACCTGACCACCATACAAAGCGAGTGCCGTCCGGGGCACGTTCTCCCGGATAGAGTAGAATGTCAATGGTATTCGATTTTAGGATATTCTCGATTGCCATGATGGGCGTAGCTTACCCTAATTCGTCAAGGCGAGCCTGTGCGCTATCCTTTGGGCAACAGCAAATCCAAGACGAATTGACTTCCAGGCACGGTAGGGACGACAATACACCCGCCTGCCCCATAGGAGAGGGCGCTATCTTGCGGTTTGTTGGATGCTCCGATGAACTTGCTGGTGATGTCGTCAGATCCTTTGGCAAAGACAACCAAAGCAGCACACTTGGGCGTTTCAAAGAAGGTCAATTGTTGGGTCAATCTGTCAATCTGAGTCAACAGTTGCTGAATCTCTCGGATCCGAGCACTCAAGAAATCGATGTACTCTTGAAGCAGGTTCGCACTCGACCCCAACGACACATTCGTTGCGAGCATGAACTGATTGACCCGCAGAAGCATATCGGAAAGTCCTGGCAGGCGATCTCCTAACCGTAACGCATACCAAGCACTCGTTTGGCTGGACTTGTTCTGTACGGCAGTGATGACGTTCAAGATCAGCAAGGCTTGCTCCAATACCTTCTTACCCAAGGCGTGCTCTGTGCCGTCTGCATCCGTAAAGAGACGCCGGAATGGTGCCGCATACAAGGTGCTCGCATCCATCGAATCCCCCGCAGCGGATCCCGCACTGTACAGCAAAGGAGGGCCATCGGGCAGGAAAGGTTGCTTGGCAATCGGGGTCTGCCTCAAATGAAGCCACTTCTTCTCAGTGCCCTTTGAGGTGGGGTCGTATTCTGATTCCGCACCATAGGTGTACTTCTCTTGGGCCATGTGTCGCTTGAAGGCAATATCAAAGGCCACAAGAGCATTGTCGGTTGTAGGTGTTCCTTTCCACCCTGTACCCATGTAGATAGCACGGGCCGTCGCATCATCAATCGATCCTACGATGGTCCATTGTGTCGTGCCATAGTACGGGAACGGGGTCAGATCCAACGTCTCCGAAGCCAAGAAATCCTCCCGATCGGACAGATCCACAAGCTGACTGATCCCCGAAGCAATCCCGGTGCCTTCGGGTGCCTGGTAGAACTTTTGAAAGAAATCTGCCAGTGTGGATTGCAGGACTGGGTTGGTGCTCAGGATGCCTGGGCTCTTGCTCAGCTTGGCAAGATCCTCTAACTTGGTCGTGCGCAACTCGACTGTACGCTCAGACAGGAACTTCTCCAAAGCAGGGTCCGAGCCTGCAACGGCATACATTTTGTCGATGATGCGCTGGATATTGGAGGTCACCTTCTTGACCCAAACGCTAGGGTCCAGATTCTTACCTGCATAGAAATCAGAGGGGGTTTGCCCTTCCAAGACGCTCAGCAGAACTTGATCCAGGCCGTTGAGCGTGCATTCTCCAAAGACACTTTCCGCGTAGGCACCCCGAGTCATAAATTGGTGTTGCCTGATCTGTTCAAACCGGTCCTTGTCGATCGTCTTGCCTGCAATGAGAGGCTTGGTATCGATCCGCAACAGGGCGAGCAGGAATAGAGCAACCCTTACACTCTCAAGGTAGGTGTTGGTGTACTGGGTTGGGAAGGTAACGGTGGCGACTTCGGAAGGTCGGCCCCGGTTGGCTGTTAGGTTTTCCCCCCAGATGAGAGGCACCACGACTTCTTTGGATGCCGCGTGTGTAGCCGAGCAGTCAAACCGCAAAGCCCATTGCGCAGAATCGGGAGTGCCACTCTTACGGATATAGTCAGAGACGGCCGCGACACGCAAGTAATAGGTTGACGGTTGCTCCGTGTCGTTGGTGCGGACAATCCCTTTTTCAGTGGTCTCAAACGTGGCATTGTAAGGCAGGTCCTTTTGCTCTACAACAAACTCATAGGTGTTGCTGGGGCTGAGTTGAACTTGATCAATCAGGAATGTTCGCTGTAGATAATGCCGGCCGGTCTTCGCATCATACAGTTGATCCAGAGCGATGATCTCCGTATCGGCTAAGGAGCGTTTGGCGAAATAGAAGGTAGAACCTGGCTTGAAGCTGATCTGCCCAGCCTGACTGGTTAGATTGCTGGTGGCTTGGTTCTGTTGTGGGATTTGGACGGAACCGGCACCGCCATACAGGATGATCGGAGCGTCGTCTTCCGAGCGCACAATAACTGATTCTCTTGCTTCATTCTTGGAGACATCCCGTCCATCCGATACCTTCTTACGGTTGCAGAACAAAGCCAAGCCTTGGGGCACAGTGGAGACTTCAAGAATGAAGCCATCCGCAGGGGGCATTGGGATGGTGATGCTGCCCATACGGTTGGAACGGGCGATTTGCCATTGCAACGTCAGTGCTGTAGGATTTTGATTGCCTGTCTTGAGATTGCGGTATGCTTGGGAAAGGTTGGCAAAGGAGCCGCGCACGCCCATATTCTTGTAGAGAGGCTTGATAGGTCCGCATGCCGGCAGAGTCTCGCCCACCGTATTGATGTTGAACAGGCGCATGAACTGTTGGACAGTACGGGTGAGGTTGCTGATACCTGTCGTCTCCGCAGTGGCGTAGAAGAACACCGCCATCACCATCGTTTCAGGGGAAACGGAGGGCCTGTTGGGGTCAAGGCGATCGGTTAGCTTGCTGAGCATCCTGCGCTCATAGGCCGTGTATCCGCCAAGAACGTCAGAAAACGGATACGTCAGCAGAGGGTAGTCTGAGGTGAAATAGAGGCCGAGTTGGTCAATGTCTCGGATCGCAGATTGAACTGCTTTCAAGGTTTCCGCAATCAAGGAATTGATTGGGTTGACCAGAGAGACGGTGAAGGTTTTGGATAGCTGTAAGAATCCTTGCAGGACAGAGAGAATTTGGTTGAAATAGTCCGCGATGTTGTGTACGGTGCCTTGGAAGGTCGTCAGCACAGCGGGCTTGCCTTTGAAAAGCTGTGCCTCAAACCACCCTTGGGAGAGTTGCTGCAATTGCTGGTTGGTTTGTGCTAGAGTCTGGACTCCAGGTACTTTCGTTTCAGCGGGCATCGTGGTTCCTCTTGGGACTATGCTGGGTGTTTTCCGATAGTCAGATTAGGGCAGAGAATCTGCTATCAGACCACTAATTAGCTTATGAGGTCGATAAGGGATAGCTGTTGTGAGTGTTCCGCATGTTGCGGAACACTCTGCTAGATGGAACAGATGCCAAAGGAGACTAAAGAAATGGAAGACTTGCGTGCCAAAGTAATCAAACTGGCACATCAGAATCCAGAAACACCTGTTGCCTTTGGTACATAACGCAGGACAACCCCGGATTAATCAAAAAGAACTTGAAAAGGCCATTCTGGACGGATGGGACACTTGGTCAGATTATGAAAATCTGATGCACGACGGTGTGGATATCCATGATTGGCGAGGCAGTAAGGTTCACATTGAAAGCACACACTTCCCCAATCCTAACATGATTGAAGTTTCCTTCAAGTTGGTCCTCTCGGATGCTTCAACTAATGTCTTGGTGGATGGTAAAAACCTTATTTTCAAGGGGGTTGTTGCGTTGCCCTCCTTTTCGATGTACTTTGAGAAGGAGAGAAATCCTGAAATCTTCATGTAAACTGTGTTAGTAACTGCCTTTACCCAAGTGTCATTCCATTGACTGTGCTGTGTACACCTTTCGTAGCATAGACAATGTTGAGTACGACAGGTTCGGATGAGGCGTTCTGCACCGTCACCTCTACAAAGAATACCGTAGGATCGTCAGCCGAAGGGAATGTCTGCACGTTCAGGATGCTGTAAAGCTGTTCCTTGAGCGTGATTCTCTGTACTTTGCCTTGCTGGCGTTGCATGGTCTGATGAGCCGTCAAAGCTCGCCGCACTTCCGCCGAGAGGGCCGCCGCTACCGCCATTGTTGCTTTGGATCCGATCCGAGACAAGATGGTCGTACCGTACTCTGGATGGTACGGATTGGACCCCTGTTGTGTCAAGAGAATCTTCAAGCATCCCTGATAGAGTAGATCCTCATTTTGGATCATGATGAGAGAACCCGCAGGAACGGTCCCAGAGGCTTGGACCGTAAAGCGGTAGTCATTCTCGACTCCAGAGGCTTGACAACGCAAGCACCTACTTTGGTCCGTCACATAGGTGACTCGCAACTCGGGATTGGTTGGGATTGTTTGGTTGAATCGAGGATACCGGGCTGTCAACTCCAAAGGAGGTGTTACGAGAGACCATCCAGGATAAAGTTGCCTGCCTGTGGCCCCGGTTTGTTTGAAATGTAAACCGGAGACTGCACGACCCATAACTTGGATGAGAGAACGATCGCCCAAGACTTGATTGTCCGCTAAGACTAACATACCCCTCTCGACAGAAGCGAGGTTGGCTTGCCTGTTGATCCGCTGTGCAATCTGTTCGGCAAGGTAGGTTCCCGGCAATAGGGTGTATGTGTAGGTTGCGGAGGACGTAACGAGGGTGAGATCCTGTTCGTTCGTGATGATCTCGTAAGGGCCGGGGGCGAAGCTCTTGAGTCGTGCCGGGATCTGTAGCCCTGTTTGTGGGATTGTGGTAGAGTCTGCCAGGACGGAAACCAATGTGCTACTCAGGATAGGCATGCGTGTTGGAAGGGATTGCCTATCTGAACCCAACGTGACACGCTCTTCTACGATGAGGTGATTGCAGGGCCATGCTAATTGTAGATCCTTGGACATTTTTCACTGACCTCTCGTTTGTTGGTTTTCTGATAGGGTTGTTAGGGCAGAGAATCTGCTATCGGGCCACTAATTAGCTTATAGGGTCGATAAGGGATAGCTGTTGTGAGTGTTCCACACGTTGTGGAACACTCTGTTAGATGGAACAGATGCCAAAGGAGAGTAAAGAAATGGAAGACTTGCGCACCAAAGTAATCAAACTGGCACATCAGAATCCTGATTTGAGGCCACACTTGTTGCCGTTGCTTCGCACGGCGAAGTTGTTTGAGGATGCCATCAAAGGTAGGAAGTTCCGCAACCCTGAGACTGGCAATCAGGTTGAGTTTGGCTCTCTTCCGGCTGAGGAGCAGAAGCGCATTCGTTCGCAGTGGGTCAAGAAGAATCCTCGCGGTTCGGGCGGCAGCGGGGACGATCCCAAGCAGATGATGCAGGATGACTCGGACAAGTACTTCGCTGAGCATGTCTCGGGTGGCTTGACAAAGAAGAGCCTTTCAGATGCTTTGAAAGATACGGAATGGGCTCCCCGTGGTAAGGGTTCCTATGATAAGCAGCGGCAGTTTGTTTCTTTGCTCCTGGACCATAAGGATCACAAGAAGCTTCCGATGCATGTTGTATTCTCGGGTTCGCATTACACGAAGGGTGACAAGACAGGTTACGTTAGTGTAGAAGGTCGCCACGGCCACCACGATGATACTTTCAAGCTCTCGGGCAATCCTGAGCAGGATGCTAAGGCAATGCACAAGACTTTGAAAGAGCTGATTGACGACTACAAGACCTTTGACAAGCTGTATGACAACCCCAAGTAAGAAGAGTCTCGCAATCATGCCAAGCCAGAAACAAGCCAATACAGAAGCGATGTGGTCACTCCTCAACGGATTGGTTGCCAATGCTCGTGTCGAGTCGCATCGCATGCGTCACTTGGTCAATCGTGGTTTGGCAATCATCGAAAACGACACCGAGGAACAGCGCGAGCATCTCTACCAGAAGGCTGGTGATTTGATCGTCGCGATTCCTGAGCGTCTCGGTCAGTTGGAGTCTTTGCTCGATCAAGCCAATTATGCGTTGGCTAAGTTGGAGCAGGACTTCCTCAAGTCTAGGGTCTCTCAAGGTGTCAAGAAAGAGATTGATGAGGTGATGACTCCCGCCATCCCGGTACCCGCAAAGCAGGCAGAGCTTGCCCAGAGGATTGCTTCTCGCTGGGAAGCACAAGCGGCTCCGCAGACTACGAAGCAGGCAGACTACATGCCTCCTTTGGGCAGACCGGGTGGCCCTTGCCATGTTGTCAAACGGATTGTCGATAAGGTACACAATCCAAGCATGCAACATGAGTTGGTTGACGACGTTGAACGGGGTTTGGATCTCAATAATCAAGATGCCAGCAAGGTCTATCCGTTGGACGTAGAGATGGGGGGTGGGATTTGGCGCAAGATGTTTCTTATGAGCCACAGTCAATATCGTATGGATCTACGTGGCATTGGGGTACAGCAGATTCAGAAGTCGTTGGGGGATCTCTCTACAGAGATGCAGAGGAATCCACGTCTGATGGCAGAAGTGATGTCGAGTGGGTCGTCTTATCGGTGGGACGATCCTAAGAGAAAGTTGACTGTTGTCTTGCAATCGCAAGGGCGGGATGCAGTCCGCATCATTACAGTCTACCCAACGGGTCAGTCGGATCCCAGAGCACCTGGAGAAGGCGGTTGTGAAGTTTAACTGAGAGGCTGTATCATGAGTCAAGATTTGAGATCCCAAGTGATCAAGTTGGCCCACGCTAACCCAGAATTGCGTCCGCACTTGCTTCCTTTGCTAGAACAAACAGAGAAGGTAGCAAGCTCTTGGGAGCCTGTAGTGGGGGCAGGGCTAGAGAAATTCCGCCGTGTGTTTGGCCAACCCGAGCGGGATCAGGTCACGGCAAAGAAGTTTGGGCGTAAGACGGTCTTCTGTGTGAACTCTGGTGTCTTGCGTTTGTATTGTGCTGGAGATGATAGAAATATCTACAGCATGAAACTGCACACAGGGTTCCCGCCTGCGGATAGGGCTTGTTTGCTCTTGGTGGATCGGGCTTCCGGTCTTTTGGATCCGCTAGAAGCCCAAAAGGAAGGTATCTATTTCAACGGTCGTTTGGGGGTATAGAGAAAATGAGTCAAGATTTGCGTTCCAACATTATCAAGTTAGCGTACCAGAATCCTGAGTTGCGTGATCAGTTGCTTCCTTTGGTCAGCGAGAGCCAGTCGCGTACAGCGGGTGCCTTTGAGGACGACATCAAGGGTAAGAAGTTTCGTAACCCGGCGACGGGTAATCAAGTCACCTTCAAGTCTTTGCCGGCTGAGGAGCAGACTCGTATCCGTAAGCAATGGCAATCCTCCCAGAAGGGTGAGGGTAAAGAAACGACCAATGAGAAGCCCGCTGAGGGCGTCAAGACACCCTCTTGGATGGGTGATGCTCTGGAAGGTCTGCATAAGGACTACGATCAGACTCGGGATGCTCTTAAGCCAATCAACTATGCTTTGGCAAACGGCAAGCCGGTTACGGATAAGATGGTCAAGGAATTGGCTGATGCTGCCAATGAGGAGTACCAGCATGTCGAGAAGAACGGGGCCACCTCTGAAGGCGCCCGTAAAGGATACGATCACCTCAAGAAGATTCTGAACTGGGCACTCGGTCAGTCGCAAGGTCACCTCCGGGAAGCACCCAAGCCGGATAAGCCTGCGAAGAAGCCTGCCAAGCCTTCAACGACCAATGAGAAGCCTGCCCCGAAGCCAAAGGCACCCAAGTCCAAGGGCCTGAATGTCCGCAACGTGATGACGCCTCGCTATGAAGGTCCCCATGCTTCGGAAGCCAAGCAGATTGCCAAGGACTACAATCTCAAGGATGATGACTTGGACGATTTGGCCGATTGGCGGCGCGGTCGCCCCGAAGGCGGTAAGAAGTTGAGTTGGGATCGCCTCAAGTTGGAATTCCTCAAGGGAGCCAAGGATCCGAAGCAGCGTGAGCGCATGCTCAAGATGACTCCCAATGAGTTCAAAGCCATGTACTTGTCGATCGTTCACAAGGATGACATGGAAGGCGCTGAGGACTAATTGCAGTCAAACCCAACAATCCCTAGTCCAGCAGATCAAAGAAGGCAGGATGCCTGATTGGGACATTGTAGTTGCGTGTGATATCCTTGCTTCAGGGAATGCTGTTACAAGCCTCGTTATTGCTGGGCTCGCTACCGCACTAGGGCACCCAAAGGCATATGTTCGTGAATCTGCCGTTCTTGGCCTTCGACAGCATATCGAGTTGCTTGACGTGCAACGAATTCTCCGGGATGCGTTGCTATCCGAGACATCTGTAGAAGTCAAGCTGGCGATTGAGTCTGCACTGCGTATGGCTTAGAGTCTACAATTGGTATAGTCAGAGGCGGGTTAGATTTGTTAGCCCTGCCTTTGGAGGGTACGATGTCAGACACGAGCACTACAGAAACTTTGGAGCAAGAGGGCCTCAAAGAGGTAACCCTCCTTTCAGGATATCCTGAAGTTTCGGCAATCGACCTTGTGCGCTCAAATGCTTCTGAAGGTATCCGATTGTATGCGGAGTTCACGGCAACCCGCGATGGTCCAGATACCAAGATTTGTTTGCCAACAGAGACTCCCGCAGTACAAGAGCACATTTTGGAAAGTGCCGCAGACTGGTTGACGCTCCTTAAACAGAGTCAGGATGCCTGCTTAGAGCCCATTTCGGTAGATGACCCAGAATCCCGCACGATTGGGTTTTCTACCAATACCTTCCAAGTTTATTCCATTTCGGTGCAGAGCCTACAGTACGATTCTCAGAAGCGAGATCTCTCTGAGTGTGTGGCTCGGCTTTATCCTGGGCTTGACTTTCAGACTGTAATCAGGAGTGCCAATTCCAGAATGGCCTTTATCAAGGGAATCCCTTTGAATTCTGAGCCTCTTGTTTTAGCCGAGGCTCCCAATGAAGTTATTAGCGGAATCTGGGGAGACTCCGAGGGGAGACCCGAGGTACTTGTCTTGGATATTCCGAGGCCAATCTAACGCGGGTTCATGCACCCCCTTTCAGCACCCGCTCCAATCGTTCCCTAGCCACCGCCAACTTCTCCAAATCCCCTTGCAGTTGCTGCTGTAGGATATCCCTAGCAGCCTGCAAGGCTTGGCGAATCTCTTGTTGTTGTTGCTGCTGGGGTTCTAGATTGAACCAAATCCCTTCTGGGGTACCTTCCTGGGCATCCTTCTCCGTATCCTGCATACTTGATCCTCTCTATGCCAGAAGCTCTCTGCCTCAGAGACCCTTCTGCTGCATTCTAGCTTTAGTGATCTTCTGTTGCAAGCTCTGGTAGTTTTGCTCAAAGCGTTGAATCTGTACCAAGCTACCTTCGACTCGATGCACACGATAGCTGATCCAGCTATACCGAAGCTCTCTCAAGTGATCCTGGAAGTCTACCACCTGTTCGATACGATCCGGCAGCACGGGCCGCACGTCACTCCCAACGCCACTGTAGTCCGCGTAGGGAGTTCCGGGCGGTGTCAGTACCATCCCGTACCCAGAGCCGTCACTTGTCAGCCGTTCCAGTCTCTTATCCCCGATCCAAAAGCGACGGTCCAGTACGGAGAGGCAGTCTGCATCATTCAGGTAGGGCACAACGCCCACTTGGCCCTGTAGATCCTCAATCAGAGCATTGCGGAATACGCCTTGTCCCGCGGTAGCTACCGTGCTGTACCCCAGATCCCGACCATACAGTAACTCTTGGAAGTCATGGTAGTCACCCCCATGCGTACCTTCAACTGCTCCTTTGAATAGCTCGATCAGGCTCAGCATGCGCTCTCGCATCGTAAGAATCAGATTGATCGCCTTCACAGAGAGCTTACCATCTGGCCGGATAATGCGGTAACTGAAGGGCCTCAATGAGTAATGGGTATCCTGGTAGGATTGCGTAAATCCAGTCAGAGCACCATCATCATCCTTGCCTGGAAGCTGTGTGGGTCGTAAGTCACCCTGACCCTCAATCTGGTTGGTTGTGATGGCGCTATTGTGGATGGTGGGCAGGACCGTATACCCCCGCACAGCTTGCGCAGCAGGCTTACTTGGGAATACTTTGTCCGCAGTACGCGACCCCGCAAACTCCGTCATGCCACTGACCTTGAGGTAGTCTTGGTGAATCTCTTGTACCCAGAAATGTCCTCGGTTATCATCCACTGGGGCTGGCCTGCCTGCCTGGTAATCAACGCCACGGGCCGAGATCCCAATATCGCCAAAGGGCCTCGTGCCACGCTCTGTAACGCCATCTCTTGAACCTACTACACCGGCAGGGTCAATCACGACAATATCACCAACCTGAATGCCCAGATTGCGGAAATCGGACACCGTATCGTCACGAAGTTTATTGACCTCTGTGTCATAGGCTGCAATTCTTGCTGCACCAACCCCGGCAGGGATCGTGACGTAACCCCCTTTGAGAAGGATACGATCCGCCACAACATCCAAGACGGTTCGACTCGTCAACAATTCACACAACTGCTCGCAGGATTGCTGGTGAGGCACGGTATGCTTGAGATAGACCTGGAACTGATAGGCTGTTGGGTTAGATAGGAACCCTGCATCCAAAACCCCAGGACTCTTGAGATACAGGGCATGTGCACTGACAACCTTCAGCACCTCTGCTCGTGCCACAACCTGTTCGCTCGGTTTCTTACTGGGGTCGATGATACGGACCTCATCGCCAGGTTGGATATTGACATCCTTGGAAGTGAATGCGCCCAGTTGAGTGCCTGAATAGATCCAACCGTTGCGGTAGTCGGGGTCGTCCGAAGCAAAGGTGTAGTTGTGGGCCGACAAAGCCCCAATCTGGTGATTGTGCCCGCCAATGATGGTTGTGTATCCAGTCACTCGGCCTCGGCGTGTCTCATAGGCATAGCGCAAGGGTTGGAAGTTGGCATCGACGGTTGCGTTGGCATCATGGAAGCGCCGAATACGCCGAACGTCAATCTGTACGGCTTGCTCGATACCACTAAAGCCTCGGACACCAACCTGACGGGCCGCCACAGGCTGACTGGAGCGGTCTACGAGTTTGGGCTGATCCGAACCCCAAACCGAACCCCCAACACCCAGTAAACCTAACGTGTTGTCGTAGTTGATCTCAATCGTGTTGGCTGCAACGACATTGGTGACCAACCAAGAACCGTTGAGTGCTGTATTGCTATGATCTTGGATATGGATGGCGGAGCCAACATGCAAGCCATGCGCTGCATTGGTGAAGATTTTGCAGGGATTGGAACCCGCGACACTCTGGAAAATGTCTGTCAGCCAAACACCTCCTACCATTGGTTGATTGGGTACCGGGAAGGATGGCTCTAGGAAGATACCTGCCTTGACCTCAATCGTATTGACCCCTACGGCATTGGCACTGCGTATTTGATCTCCTGGTACGAGGCACCGTGCTCCTGCGAGGGAGTGCACAGCACCCAAGTCTGCATGGTTGACAATTCCACTGAAATCGAGAATGGCTTGCACACCTGTGTAGACAGCTTCTTGCCTCGTCTCTACATAAAGTCCAGCCGTCTTTGGGATACAAAGGTTGCAACCCAGATTGCTTGCATTGGGTTGGGCATAAGCACCACTATAGACATCAATGTCCTGGAGAGCCGCGCCTGTGTATTCCACAGACCCAAAAGCAGTCTTGACCAATACGGAGCGCAATCCGCAGGTTCCCGCCGTCAGATCCACCACTACATTATCCGTAGGCAAACCGGGTACGCGGTGTAGCTGGATCGGGAGATAGACCATCCCAGAGACAAGCAATCCTTTCTGAACGGCCAGCCAGAAATCCACATCAGCCAAGAAAGCGCCATTCTTATCCTGTGCGGATCCAGGCACCATCAGGAATGTGTTGGTTGAGACAGTTCCTCCGATGTACTGCATGGAGACAACTTCGGTTGCTGCCCCATCCAGTTTGGTGATCAAGTAGAGACGAGGCATCACACCATACTTGATTGCGTAGCTCACAGGCTCAGGGAAGATTCCCCAGTCTTGATTGCCAATCCAACTATGTGGGGTTGATGGCAACCCTGTATTCCCAGCCTCACCAAAGCGATACAGTGTATCAAGGGTGATTGTTCCTGTACCCACATCCCAAACTGTGACTTGTGGGAATTGTGTATTGCACCACCCAGAGTCCGAACCCAAGGTCGCCGTCACGTCCAAGCTCTCGGTTGTACCTCCCAGAACATCTGGGGTGATGGCGTGCCTGACGAGGCTCGTTCCCGTATGGTTTGCCGCAACATACAAAGCATCCGTTGTCGTGTGGATCGTGCAGATATCCCCCGGCTGAATCTTGTTGGCTAAGGCGGATAGGTTGGTCAGGATAGGATCCGTCTCAACTGTGGCTGTCCCCGTGTAGATTGTGCCCGTCTCATCCTCTGGACTAGAAGGGATTGCTGAGACGGTCAAATTCTGTGCAGCCTGAATACTCTGATTGCCCGCCCAGTGTTGTACCGTGACACTTGGAGCCACAACATAGCCATTGCCAGGTAGCTTCAGAGTGACCGCAGTAATGACGCCCGAGGTGACGGTGGCGATCGCTGTGGCAGTTCTGCCTGCAGGCGGTGCCCCCAACACCAACTCAACCGTTCCACCAACATATCCAGAACCACCAGAAACGATAGTGAACCCAGAGACTTGATCTCCAGTCAGGATGGCTTGGATATCTGCAGCATTGCCTGGAGACCCAACACCTTCCCAAGAGGGTACTTTGATCGAGCCAAACTCATCACCGGCACCCGAGGCGCTGGCGGGGCTGAAAGTTCCGAGCGTGCCCGTACCTGTCAAATCCAAGAATGTATAAGGACATCCAATTGATCCAAAACGACCATTCAAGTTTGACCAATCTACCCAGTGCAGAACACCCCCACTGTCCTTGACTCGGATCGAATCTACCAACAGCTTGGTCTGTAAATCCCAACCGGAATCTGGGTGCCTGTACCCCCGTGGTTGTGCATGCCTCAAGTCAAAAGCATCCAAGAAGGTCAGCCTGTCCTGACCGATTCGAGCCACATCAGAGTATCCAAAGGTAGCAACGATTGAGACACTGAAGCTGAATGAGGCATCCGTGGTCCAAACGGTTGCGGGCGCTTCTGTAATGGTTCCAAAACGGGTTGTTGCAACACTAGCGAGGTCTACAAGACTTCCACCAGGGGCCATTGCAGTTGGGATAAAGCGTACCAACTTGTGATTGTTGTTCCAACCAAAGCTTACGGTGCCTGGAACGATAACACCGGCTACAGTCGCAGTGCACCCGCCTTGTGCAAAGACAAACTCCTCTACAAAGTCGCCCTTCAAAAAGTCAACGCCACCTTCTGAAGTATTGGCAGTATTGTAGAGTCGAATGATGATGTTGTTGGAAGGGTGCGCTGCTAGGATAGCATTGAGGCCCCCCAACCCTGCAGCCCCGAGACCCGCGTCTTGGCCATCATCCAACGTGATACTGCCCACCCCGCCGAAGTCCAAGAGGGTGACATACTTTCCGGCTGCCCCGTTTGGGGCACCCCCAGAGCGATCTTCGATAATCTGGACGCTGCCTGCATTGGAGACGTGAACCATTGCATTGTCCAACGTATACCGGATCTCAGCACCCTTCAGAGTTCGTGACGGGAATCGTGGTACAGAGACCTGTGTCTTGCCCCCAGAAACAGCCAGATCGGCAATACTCTGGAATCCTTGTGCAGACCCCGCGATTGCGTTGGTTGTCTGGACCAGGAGTAAATCCTCGGTTTGAACGGTCCCTTTGCCAACACCCACCGGGTTGTATGGGTCCGAAACCAACAGAACGGCAGGGGGCTGCCCGCCCGTATAGGTTGTCAGCAGTTGCCCATCATTGCTAAGAATCTCATCCGGGTAGATGTAGTATTGATTCGGCAGCGGGGAACGGGCAAGCATCAAATCCGACATGGCATTGGAAATCTGGCCCATGCGTACCAATTCAGTATTGAGTACCTCTGGATAAGGCAGGGATCGATCCCCCGAGTCCAACAGACTCTTGCCTTGTAGGGCAGGGAAAACAGTCGGCTCAGTCGTTGTGTTTCCAAAGCTTACTTGTGCTTCCAAATACTCCATCGGCTGCGGAGGACGTTGCTTCAGAATGTCTCGTAAGAATTCTGGCAAGGTCAGGTCCAGCAGTTGTCCATCGCTGGATCGGGTGTAGGTGTCGAAGTAGTTGCGGTAGTTCTGGGTCTGGTAGAGATCCTCAGTCACATCCTTGCGGACATAGACGGTGATCGTATCACCCTGGCTCAGGCTGAGGGTCGTACCTGTCTTGTCTGACGACATGCGCAGGATATGCTCCGCAGTGGGGGTTGCTCCAGAGAGATCCTTGAAGGTTACGACACAGCCATAAAGCACTTCTTTGACGTAAAGACCTGTTAGTGCACCACTTGGGTACCTTGTGTCCGCAGAAGCGCCAAAGAGCGTCCCATCTGGAGAACCAAACTGAACGGCAAGACTATTGCCCGCCGCGAACCATCCAAAGGTAGTCTGCTTCCAATAGGGGCTCAGTTGCTCAAAGTCGCCCGTAGACAAATCAAACAGATCGCCGCCTTGGGAAATGAACTGGGTACAATCGGGGAATCCTGTTACAGGGGACACGGGCACCTGATTCAGATCTACAACGACACTGATGCAGCAAGGCTCATTGATAGCAGGCTGCCCCGCCTTGAGCATGTTGGCTGGGATGCCTGTTGGATAGTAACCCCAGACTCGTGCTCTGGGCATACGTGCTCGAATGCTGATGCTCGTGATAGAGGTCAGATTCTCCAATACTGGGTTGGAGACTTGTGCAATAGGTGTTAGGAATGTTGATTCAACGGTCCCATTATGGTATCGGAAAGGGGTGTACTCTCCCACTACACCATTCGCCAAATCGGCACCCAACCCAGGTTGAGTCATGAAGATGCCTTTGGTACGTTCTGGGTACAGCCTGGAATACTGACTGGCTTGCCAAAGTTGTTTGTAATCCCCCAAACGGTAAAGATGAAACAACAATTCCAAGTGCAGTCGCTTTGTCCCTACTAGAACGATATCGTCGATGTCGTTTTGGATCAAACCTCGTTGATCCTCCAACATGGCTGCTAATAGACTACTGTCTGGAGTGTCGCCATCCAACAAACCTGCACTGAGGGTTACGGTTGTCGGGTCTACGATTCGGTCTCCAAGCAGAACAGGGTAGACAATCTGAGCGAGGCGTTGAAACACCTCATTGTAGACATTGCGTGGAATGATCGTCCCTGTCACGGGATCCTCAGACCCTGGCTGAACCGTATCCACATAGCCTTCAGGAACAGAGAAGCGGAACTTGCCGTCCCGGTCGCCCACAAGCAATCCATTCATCATCTCTGTGGATTGCTCAAAGCCAACGATCAAGCCGTTATAGAAGGAGAGCAAGCGACGTGCCATGCGATCCTTGACTTGCATCTCTTGCCATTGAGTCAAGGCAGATTTGACACCCATCTGATTCAGCGGGAGCTTGGCTCCGCGATATTGCAATCCTGTTTGACTCTGTGCCTGTCTCGTAACATCCTGAAGGAAAGTTGCTTCGTAGCTCGCCAAAGGCTCTACAGAGCCGTAGAAGCTATCTGGAGCATGGAAGGTGTATTTCCCTTCCAGCACCGCTCCCTTGAGGCCATTCTCTGCGGAGGGGATGGTTCGGTACCTGTATTGGGTTTGATAGATTGGGGAGATCGTCTGGCCGTTGTGGTTCCAAGGGTACAGCGTGCACAAGCGAGTCCAACGTGCCTCGAAACGCTCCCGAGCCAGCAAAGCAGGTTGCACCGAATTGATCTGCACAACACCTGTCTGCGGGTCCAGAGTCCAATCTACGCCATTCCGTAAGGTCTGTCCAGGCTGGCCGTCTGCATAGCGGATAAGCTCTACAGGATTCGTTTGTACAACACCGCCCAGAGGCAACAGCACCCGAGCACCTGTAGGATAGATGGGTCGTGCAGATACTTGAACCGTCTCTGTCGCATCATAACCTCGGATGCACTCCGAAGCCAGCGTAAGAATGGTTTTGTCGCCTACTGTTTGACTGGCTTGGATCAGATAGGGCTCTCCGCCAAGATTCAGAAGCATCCCCGCAACAAAATTGAAGCGCGAGACTCCCGTCAAAGGATCGGTTGTTCCTGCAACCTCAATCGGAACACCTCGAAATACAATCTGAGTGTCTCCGCGATTGACAGGCTGGAAGGGAGTCTGCACACTCAGCAGGAATCCAGCATGCGCAGCTTGGGTGGTTTGTCCGTCCACTGTCTGCGTCAGAGGGCGATCAGACAACACGCAGAGGGCTTGTTGGGCAGGATTCTTAGAGCCTACCGGGTGGTTGGTCTCCGGGTAGATCGTGATGGTCGTTTGTCCAAGCACATTGAAGCCCGCGTAAGGAGTTGTTGCAGAGGAACGTACTGCTCTGCCTACTACAAAGTTGGATTGCTTGACCCAGAATAGCTGATTATTGAGCCGCAGCAGAGTGCCTGTGGTGAAATCCTGTGTGCGGTCGCCGTCCAAGCTAAAGGTTGACACTTTGGTCCCAAGCCAAAACGGAGGATTCCACAAAGGAGCATTCGGAATCGTCAGAGACTGCTCACCCCCAAAGGCTCCCTTGACCGCATAGGAGACCAGGACAGGTTCCAAAATCGGTTGGTTGAATGTGATGATCCCAGCCTGAAGATCCCAAGCAGCAGTCTGCTCTGAGTAGTTCTGGACTACAGCACCAACCCATACGGTAGGCTCTACGGTGGGGTCGATCGTATGGGTTCCTTTGTCAATCTGGTAATGCCTGTCGTCAATCTGGATAGCTGGTTGCCGGGTCTGGTAGAAGGGGATGTTCTGGATGTATTCCGTACCGCTGGATTCCCCGCTCAGGCCCGCCGAAATGTAGTTGACCTCTAGGACTTGGCCCGCCCGTAGACCTCGCCTGAGAGTCACGGCACCTGCTACAGGATTGACGGAGTATTCTTGGGTTGTCAGTTCCTCGCACAAATAGCAAAGAGTCGTCTGCACGATGTCTGCTTGTGCAAGTTGAATCAAACCTGTGGCATCATACTCGGCCGTACCTGTTGTGATGGAGGATGCGGGCAGGAATGTCTCTACCTGATAGACTGTTTGGCCGGCAAGATTCTTGAGAAGGTTGGCCCCGAACCGCAGTTCACCCGTTTGAAGATGATACTCTGCCGTATTGACAGGTGTTGGATTCGTAAAGGTATAGACACCTACCAGATCAATGCCTTGGGTAAGAAGGGTTGTCCCGATCTGGAGCGTGAATGCCGTCTCCAGATAATGCTGGCTGGTCAAATCTTGCAGATATAGTTGGTTCTTGAGTGTCCCTAGAGTTGATTCTTTGAGGCGCACGAGTTGGGCTGAATGTGCTGAGATGCTCTGTTGCCATTCTGCTATTGTGGCACCAGAGAGTAGCCCAAAGCGTACAGTCAGAGTGCCGTTGCTTTGGATCACACTAGACAATCTACCATTGGCAGGGATCTTCCCCAGTAGGCTGATCTGACGGACCTTGAGTGGGTTTTCCGGCAAGGGGTTGAACGGCACATAGGCCGCATCGAAAAGGATGGCTTGATCGTATTGTGCAAAGGTGTCTCCTTTGTAGATGGCCCAAACAACCCCAGTCGCGATCCTAGTAAAGGCAGGGCTAACTCGAATCTGAGATGCTGAGATGACTTCCGTGATGACACGGTGTTCTGTGCCGATAAGTAGGCGATCTCCTACAGAGATGGTGCTGAAGTCAGGGTACCCAGCAGGGAATGTGTTGCTCAGGATATCCCCAGTGTAGCTACCTGCAAAACCCGAGAGCAAGGTTGCGCCCACCGTCTCTACCAGTTGTGCTGAACCCGGACCTTCGGATAGGAAATAGTCTGTACCTTGCGTCAGTTGCTGAAAGGCTTTGCCATCCAACGAAACTGCCAGAGAGGAATCTGGGTTGGGCTCACAGCCCAGTAGTGTTTCGGCTACGATCTGAGGCTGCCCCAGATTGAGCGTCTGGGTTGGCTGTGTGATCGTCCCAGTAACACTTTCCTGGCTCAACCAATTGAAGCGGTCTGACTCAAAGCCATACTCCACATCGACATAGTTGGTGAGGTACTGATAGCGGGTCTGCCCAGCAGCCTGTGCCGTGAGTCGAAAGAACTGATCTGGCCCATATCCAGGACGATCCCGCAAAGGAGCATAATCCAAGGATTGGAAAGGGAACCCTTGTACGGAATCGGTAATGACACGAGAGAGTTGTACCGTATCCTGATAATCGGGGGTGCTCGCGGTTTGGTCCAGGTTGTTTGGGCTACGGGGCATACCAAAGGAATAGCCCGTATCGCGGCACCACCAATCGGAGCCGACATCCATGCGCCAACCTGGCATAAATCCCAGGGCAGTATTCCCGCTCAGATTCTTGGTCTGCTTTCCAAAGCCAATCTGCACGGTTTGTAGGGCCTTGATGCAAAGGTAATCTCGGTCGATCAAAACAAGATCCGTGCCTAGATCCCGCAAGCGGTACCCCGTACCATCGGGATTGCCCGCACCATTGATGCGCAAGGCGTCCAACAGGCTTTGGCGCACACCTTCCAACGTCCAAGTGCCTTGGGTGCTGGTCCAGCGGAAAGGAACGGTATCGACACAGAAGTACAACACCTCAGAACCGTCGAAGGTCCAACGATTGCCTCGCAACATAGAGACAAGTTTACCATTGCCACTTACTTGAGAAGGGGTCAGCAAGGTATCCCGGTAGTACCCTGGGCCTGAGTTGCGCAAGTCATCATGGATCTTGACTGCCGAGCCATACGCACCCGATCCCAACAGACTCCCTTCCCGAGCAATGTATGCCGTATCAATGTTGGTTGTAAAAGACCAGCCTGGCAAATCGGCTTCATACGGAACAATCTCCGTCTTAGGTAGAGCTTGTGCTGTGGTCCTCACAACATTCTCGCCCAACTGGAATTGATTGATGTAAGAACCAATCTGACGAATCAAACCGACCGCATCTTGGTTGCTATCTTCACCGCCCGGCCGAACAGGCGGGTTGTTTGTCCAAACAGGCACGGCACCCGTCTTATCGGGCACAAACAGAACCCCGGACATGCCGAGGCCCTGGTTCGCGAAAGGATCCGCAGCCAACAGATAGAGATCATCGCCCGCCGAGAGATCCTGTACGACTGCTCCCGTACTGTCAACCAACTGCTGTGCTCCACAGAGAGGTTGTGGTTTCTGATTGAGCGCAACCCCATCGTAAAAGAGATTCTCGCCCAAATAGGCAGGATCGAAGGTAGGAGATGTCGGCGTTGCTTTGGCAATGGCAATCGAACTGATGCGAACACGCCCCGTGCTCAATGAAACATACACCTCTTGCTCTGCAGGGTCCGAGGCCGCCAACAACTCTGTGTCGGTGTCGAATACGGTGCAGGTTAGGTACGAGCGAGAACCAATCCGTAAGAAAGGATACTGGTTTGGTCCTGGTACGGGCGCAACATAGAGAGGTTGCAGAATCGAGGCTACCAAGCCGTTCTGGCCACTAAACCGAACCGGGGAATACCATAGCGATTCGCCTGCATGTGCTGTTACGAAGGCAGGGTTTAGAATCAATTGCCCCGAGACAGCGCCCACGATGCCAGCAAGATCTGGCTGTGCCGTGAAGTCAAAACCTGAAATCGAGTCTTCTGCCACCACCACAACGCCACTGAACTGACCCGGCCCTGGTGCAGCATCGTAGGCAATCGGCAGACTGTCTTTGTTTGGCTCAGCCCCGAGACGCAAACAACTAAAGGCGTCCTGATGCAGGGCATCTCCAAACAAGTAGTCTCCTACTGCGAACGTCGAGGGTGCTGGGGACAACTGATAATCAATGCCGCTCTGTACGGTCCCAACTGAGATGACAGAACCGCCCTTCAAGGGCTCCCAGCGTTGCAGTTTGCTGTTGTAATCAAATCTCTTTTCATAAGGATCGTTGCGTGTCCACCAGAAGGTCTGCTCTGAGAGGTTTACCCAGACTTGCAAAACGGTATCCCCACGTTGCAGGCTAAGCGAGCCTCCAAAGAGGGTGTTGAGTGTGGTCGTTGATACCGTAATGATTCCCGTTTGAGGATTCAGGCAAGTAATCGAGGAGGGTACGGTTGTGACTGCAATCGCATTTCCTTCCGAGTCAGTCAGATTGCCAACAGGTGGAACGGTGCCAAATGCACACAGAAGGTAGTGGCTCCCAGTACCCCCATGCTTGACCAAACAGGACAGAACATTCTTGATGCTCTTCTCCGAAGTTGCAGCTAGTTTGGTGCTACCATCCTTGTATCCCCCAACTGTCCGGGTCCCTACCAATACAGTGCCCAGAACGGTGCGCACCAAGAGGTCGTTCGCATTCAGGGTGTTGCCTGTCAGGCTCGTAGCGTGCGCTTGATTGGCTGCCCAAATCAAATACTCCACCGCTTGCGTCGATTGATCGAGCACGGCCGCCTCGTAGGTAGAGGCCGCGAGATCAATACCGTCCGGGGAAATGGCCCGCAACGTGGCATTCCAACTAGAAGGCAGTGCCTTGAAGTCTCTGCTGATTCCTCCAGATGGAAGGGCTGTTTGTGGGGCATTGCCGGAAGCGCCTTGTGCACCCCAAACGATGTATTTGTTCATGCCAGTTTACCACTGCTCGTGCCGGTTGCGCCTGTTGTGGATGAGGCACCCGTTACAGTACCCTGTCCACTCCCTAGAGATGTTTGCTGTTGGATCAATACTCCGAGCGCAATGGCCAGTTTGTTTTGTGTGTCTGTCTGTACCTGTGACTGAAAGTGCGCAGGTAAGTAGTTTTGTAGCAAAGTTGTCAGAGGTTGCAGCAGTGCTGTCTGCACAGTGCATAGTTCGGTGCCTACCCCAACAGTAGGACACGCTCCTGTATATGGTACTCCCATAAGGGCGATAGCGAGACCTTGGGATGTAGCATTTGCCAACAAGGCCCCCGACATGGTATTGAAGCCATACAGAGCAAAGATACTTGCAGGTTGTGGGTGCTTGGGAATCTTGAAGATCCCCGAGACAACTCCAACCCCTGCAGTCCCCGCAGCATTCCCCTGCACCGTAACCGTGCCCAGCCATTCGGAGACGGCTTGGCCTATCGCCTTCGCAATTGGAGGCATCGCCACCCCATTCAGTTCTAGTCCGGGAGCTACGGTAAGAATAGCTTGACTGATGGCTTGTGCTGGAATCATGTTGCCGACAAGAGGTGCTTAGGGCTACCTAAGCCGAGTGTTTGGAGAGGTAGGCCCGTCAACGGGTCAATATCGGCCCCACTGACAATCCCACCCACTTTACCCCCTGTACTGGATAAGTAAACTGCGGAGGATCCTCGCACTACAACAGAGCCAGACTCGGAATTGACCCGTATGTTGCCATTAGCCGATAGAGTTCCTGAACCTGTTGTTTGGAGTAGTATGTCTCCTGTTTGGACATTCGCAGACAATCCCGAGTTGGAATCGAGAGTCACTTGGTTGGTCCCTGCTTTCAGTGTTGCATTGCCTTGCTGTGTCTGGAAGGTGAGATTTCCAACCTGGATGCTGGTCTGATGAGAGCCGACGTTGATTTCCTCTAGGCGATCCCCTACTTGGGGAATGCTGTAGTGGTCGATAACACCAGTGCTGGACGTGGCAAAGACAGTCTCTCGCAGAGCCCCGTTGCTTGGATCATTGTGCAGAGGCCCCGAGATAGTCTGATAGAGCTTACCCGAGGCATGTACAGAGACTTCTTCCGCAATGAGAGCAGCCTTCTGCCCACCGGATAGACGCAGATATTGATTGCCAGATACGTCAACAGAGTTCGGGCTGTTGACGGTTACAGCGGAGGCTGCTGTGACCTTTACGAAGTCACTGGATTGGACCTCTACACCATCACCACCCAACTGAAGGCCGGGTTGTCGCTCCGGGTTTAGATCTGCATCTGGCCCTTTGAGCTTACCTCCACCATAGAGGCTGACGGCCCCGTTCTGAGCATGCAGTTGCACGGCTGTATTGGTTACGCGATCTCCCTCTTGGGTTTGGATGTGTACGCCCCGATTTGCCCTCAGGGTTAGAGTGCCCCCAGCCTGAGCCAACACATTTCCCGTCGTTGCAAGTTCAATTGAGTTCTCTGTACTATCGCCACTGACAAAGGCTCGGAATTGTCCATTCTTCTTGACAGACCAAAACGTATTGGGTTCCTGGTGTGTCGAGAAAGGTTGTAGGCTAAACAGCGTGGCCGCCTGCTCCCCCAAATCCTTACCGACCGCCGTCTCTAGTCCAGCTTGGGCACCATTGCTCCTAAAGATAATCGGGGATAACGGAAGTCCATATTGCTGTAGTCCTGCCTCACTGAAAGGATCGTTGCCTACAACCGTTCCCAACACCCATTGGATATACGGCTTACCAGGAGCATCCTGACTCTTGCCTTTGGTTGAGTCAGGTGTCGAGTCAGGAAGCCTGTCTGCATCAAAGCCATCGGTTTGTTCCGTGACCGGCAGTGTGCCGTCACTTGAATGTGTCACCTCAATTCGGTACTCTGTGAACGAGTTGACGTTGGTGTCGTTGGCTCCGTTGTGGATCGTAGGATCCGCTTGGTTTAGCTGTGCAATTCGATAGAAGCGTTTGCCGCCATAAGTAGAGCCTGCATCAAACGGGATCTGGGAATTGGAGAGCACAAAGCCTTTGTCATCAATGAAAAGACCTTGCTGTAAGAAACAGTACGGATCTAGATTAGGTGAGATCCTCTGAAACTCAGGCTTACCCAATTCCCCATTCTTGGTCGGTCTGGCAAGGATACGGGCCGGTAATAGCTTCCCCTTCGGGTATTCTAGGTTCTCTGGCAACCCCTCACTAAAGAGGTCGCTCCCTTCTAAGAGATGTCCTGTGTAGAGTGGCTTACCATCCTGGCTGAATTGCTTCAATCCATCCCAGAGCAACCCGTCACTCACAATCGCTTGGCTCAGAAGGGTGGCATCTCTTTGGACCATGCCGCCGTAGATGCGCGTTCCTGCCATTGCATGAAACTGTTGCAAAGACCTCGATACGAAGGCTTGATCTTGATCTCGTAGCCGAATCTCATTGCCTCGTCGATTGGTCAACAAGACAGATTCATCCAAAACCACATCAGAGCCTTGTGCCGAAGATGCAACAATGTTGCCGGGTTGCATGTGTCGCAACTTATGCCGGGTACGCCCAAAGATTCCCTTTGTCTTTAGCTCTTCACGGGGGATACCTGAGTCATGCTCATCTGGGGCAAAGTCTTGGGTTGGTACCCAATCGCGACCCGTCCAGGTTCCTTTGGGCATCCAAGCATTGATAACAGGAATCCGAGTACCTGTCTTGCCACCCACGCCAGAGGAATCTTGAGGGATCCAACTGCAAATGCAGTAATCCCCCACTTCAGGCATTGCACCTAGGAAATGTCTGGCACCGGCACCTGGGAATGTCAACGGAACGGGGGTGCGTAAGAATTGTTGGGAGGTGCCCCCCACCGTTTGTAGTGTGACGAGAAACTCCTCATACGAGACATGCACAACTTGGCAAAGTCCTTGTGCCCACGGGGTGCCCGTGTCTGGGTTGGATTGAACCCCTTGCTGCTCAATACCAATCTGCCGCAGTTCTGCTTTTAGCTTTGGATCACCCATAACGAATTACCTCTTGAAGAGATCCCGAATGCGATCAATCTGCTCCGATACCACACGTCCCGAACTTAGGTTATTGGAGACGGTCCCACGCAGGATGTCCTGCCGCAACTTCCAGTCAAAAGCCTTCTGTCCCATACGCAAAGCCTGCTCTTGCGAGACCACGTCCACAGTGGGATTGCCCTCTTGATCTTTGGGCAATGCCGCATAGGTATCGGCATAGGCTTTGATATTTCCGTAGTCCTGACTCTTGACAACCTCTACGAAGTTTTGAGAGAATGCTTGTAACAGCACATCTGCTTCTGCACCTCGGGTTGACGAGACCTCAGGCAACTGGTTATGAAAGTTGAGATCCGCCAACGAATAGGCAATGTTGGCTGAAGGCACCTTCTGTGTGGAGTCTTTGGAATCCGCGATGAAGTTGGCAAAGCCGTTTTCATTGACAGTGCCGTCTTGGTTGAGTGCGCTACGGTCAATCAGAAATTGCTTGGAGAAGCCCGCCTGTTCCAACTCACGGGCGACTTGTTGGAGCACACCCTCCTTAGAGACTTCCTTTTTGGTATGGATCACTTTGCCATTCTTAGACGTTGTTGTCGTCTCATAGGTCGGCTTACCCATCAGAATGGCATCGGAGACTCTCTGCATGGTTGCAGGCGTCAATACGGATAGTGGATCCAATGCCGCAATCTGGTCTAGGATGCTGTCTGGTGCCATCTGAATCCCTCGGCCATAGCGGTAGGTTCCCGTGACACGGTATCCGTTGTGGTCTGAGACTGGGAATACAGGTGAATGCACTACTGTACTGGCCTGTTTGCCTGTCACTTTACGCAGGAACTTGGCAGGTTGAGGTTTGAACGGTGCTTGTGGCATCCCCGCATCCTCACAGCAAATGGCTGTAATCGTCTTGGACATGATGTCCTTGAGTGCATTGATCTGTGCCAGCTTCTCTGCATCCTGCACCTTCTTCTGCTTCCGCAGCTTCTGAATGGTCTGCTCATAGAGAGATTGAATCTGAGCCGCGTACCAGTAGCAAATGTTCTCAACGATTCGATTCGCTGTTTCAATTGTAAGCACAGTATCTAGTTTGACTTGATCCGCTTTGCTGAACTGTTCGGTTGTCTTTGCATCTACAGCGGGGATGGGGAATGAGACATACTTCTTTGTCTGCTGATTGATATCATCCACTACGTCTGCCAGAATAGACAGGGTAGTGTCTAGGAACGCTGCAAATGCAGTGGTGTAGTCGGCTACGGTGGTGCGCCGCTTCACAATCAGTAAGAATGCTTGCACCAGGGGGTCTTTGAACGACTCTGTAGTGATCTTATCGATGGTATAGCTGCCTTTGGATCGTTTCGTTACCACCTCGGTTGCAGCAAACGAAAGACTCTGAATGGCATAAGTAGGTAATGGGAGCATGAAAGTACCCCCTTTACCGCCAATCCTTACCGCCTTCTTTGACTCCCCTCCGGGCATCGGCAACTCCACATCTGCACTGGGGACCATGATAGGCAACCCTTTCTTACAGAAGTTCTCTTGATTTGCCAACTCGGCTTCTGGCAGAACTTCCAGCGGGTCTTGCTTGACAATCTTGCTGCTCGGTTTGAACCCTTTGGCTCGCAGGCCGGGCGTAAAGGCTGATGCGTTGGTAGCCACGCCGTTGGATGAGAAGCTGTAGGCCGCCCCTTGCTGCTTCGCATCTGGGTGCGCTGAACTGAAGTACCTGTAGAAGCCCGGCGTCGAGCCTGTAGTGAATGTTGCTTTCTTTTCAGACAGCAACTCCAGAAGGTTCTGGCTCGTATTGAGATCTCCCCAGATTTTGTGGGCGTCTTGCTTCAAATACCGATCCCCGACAGAACGTAACAAGAGAAGCACGATCTGAGCATCCGAACTCTTGGAGACCTTCTGGTCCAATCGTGCTTGCAAGTCCTCAGGTGAAGTGAATGCTTTTTCCTTCTGCCTGAGGATGTTCTGCATCTCAGCATATTTGGCTGCAATCTTCTGCTGAACTGCCTCATCGTTGGCGTTCTTCTGCCCCTTCAGCTTGGCAATTTCGGTTTGCTTGGCTGAGATTTGCTTGTCATAGGATTTGGAGATGGTCTTGTCTGAACTTTCCACTTTCTTGAGGAAGTCCGTTTGAATCTTCTGGTACTCTTTGGCAGCAGCCTGTAGCGAGATTACTCCCGCCGCAGGAGATTCCCCAATCACAAACCGGCGATCCTCTGTCTCCGATACCTTCATACGGTAAATACCCGTGGTGTCCTGAGGATCCTCCGTTTCTGCCGTATAGGGCTCACGCTCCACTACAGGCGGAGATTGCGCTGAGGCCACTCGGATCAAGTTAGCCAAGACTTGGGGGTTCGAGAGGTCCGCGATGTTGTCCCCCGCTAAGAAGAACAATGGATTGATGCCTTCTGGGTCCAACGCCATCACTACGTCAGGGAACCCCGACAAGCGATTGTAACCCTCTTTGTCCCGAACTTCAATTGGGGTCGGCGGAAGCAGTGTGTTGGATAGATCAATCTTCTCAATACCTGATTTGTTGGGGTCTCCGGGGGCGTAGAACTTGGAACGCTTTCCGATCAGTTGGAGAGAAGTTGTGCATTGCCCGCCTGCGCTCCAGGAGTGCTGAAAGCTGTTGCAGTAATAGTAGCAATCCGAGAACTCGATGTAGAATGGGTACCCACAACGGATTTCGGGCCGCAAGGGGATTTGTGCTGAAGCTGTGGTAGACTCGGCATTCTGAATGTCTAGTTTGTTGATCGAGGCATAGAAGATGGCTCGGGGATCGGTGTAGTAGCTTGCTTCAAAAGAGAGCGGCTTCCAACCGTATTGGGCTACCAATCGGAAGTCGATGTAGGTGCCAGCAACACCGAACTCACCTTCAGGCCCGACGTTGGCGAAATTCTTGAACCAAGACCCTGTGCCTTTGACATAGGTGTACTGAGGCTCACGCTCTGTTTGATTGAGTGAGATGATGTCGATGTCTTTGAGTGTATAGATCCTTGACTGCGAGGTATCAAGGTTGTAGAATGGCGGCTTGAATACAATATCCCCGTCTACGTCCTGGAAGAATTCAAACCCAGTGACTTCGCAAACCTTGTTGGCAGCATCCAGTTTCGACTCATAGGTTGTTTCCCAGAGGTTCGCTTGTCCGATCTGCTGTAGATCGGAGACAAAGGGGATCATGTCCTGTAGGGATAGATAAGGGCCTTTGGCGTACTCTTGACCCCACTCCAAGGCATCCTTGGCGCTGTTGGTGCTTTGAATCGAGACAGGGATATCTTGTTCCTCTGTGCCTTGGCGGATCTTCTGATTGCCAACACCAAAAAGTTTGGCAGCCGTCGTCAGGGCTGGGGTTCCTTGGGCACTGCCTACCGAATTGAACTTGGCTCGTAAGACCTGAGACAACTCACTGGTTGAGAGTCTACCCAGGAAAGCAGACTGTGCCGAGTTGAAGAGCATACCATTGACACCATAGAGACGCAAGCGCATCATACGGCCATTGGAGAATCTCTTTTGCCAGTAACGAATGTTCAGGCTAAAGAGGCTTTCCCCGCCAATCTGAGCCGTTTGGTTGGTTTTCTGTGCCAAGGCAAAGCCAACACCACCCGCCTGTCCCGCTGTGTCGTGAAAGAGCGTGTAGATGATCTCGTAAGGGTGCTTCCCGGTAAAGATACGCCCTACCAGAGAGGATTGCAATTTGCTATTGTTGGGCCTGCTACCAAAGAAAGAGGCGTTGAGGCCCAACTGATGGAACTGCCAGAAGTGCAGCATAGAGGCCAAGGCCAAGCTAGCTGTTTGGAAGCCACCTGAGTACGATACGTCCGCATTGGTCACAACACCGTGAAACACCATGTAGTATGGATAGGCAATGATGTCGTCCAAAGGTGACTTCTCCCGAACGTCCAAAGGATGCTGCGTAACCAAAGCCTGTTGCTGTTGCTTGGAAATACCCTCGTTCTTAGGCGGGAAACGATCGTCTCCAGGTTGCCCTTGTGCTGGCTTGTTCTGTTTCTTGGCAGCCTCCACTTTCGCCTTTGTGGTATTGATCAAAGCTTGTACACGATCCAACTTTGCCTTCTGAGCCTCAAGCTCTTCAATGCGCTCTTTTTTAGCACCCTCCGCCTTGGCTTTCGCGAGTGCACCATCCACATTCTTTACGCGCTTCTGATAATCCGCGTAGTCGGATTTACCTGCCCAGTAGGCCCCGATGTCCTCTGCGGATTGCTTCTTACCTAGGCGATCCCGCTGCTGCTTGAGGTGATAGGCAGCGGTCCAAATGGAGAGCTTTGGGTCGATTAGATCTGAGTGAGGCCACCACGCATCTTGGCCCTGCTTCTTCATGTATTTCTGAGCACTCTCATAAGGGCCAATCTGCATCTGGGAGATACCCAAGCCAGTATCCCAGTTGTCATCTGTCATACCACGATACTTGGACCCTTTGCCACTAACAACACTAGGCCCAACAAAGAATTTCCCCCCACTTTCACGATCCAAAGTGGCCCAAATGTACTCGAAAGGAACACCTGTCTTTTCAGCGGCAGCTTGAGCGATCGCCTGCAGTCGTTCTCTGGAATAAGCTTCTTTGATCTGATCCTTGAATTGAAGCCACTCATCAATTTGTTCTCGCTTGATTGCGTTGGCATTGCCTCTGTTGTTGTATTCTTCAGGCAGACCCATCTGAGCACGGAAACTGTGCAAGGCACCCGTCTTACCTGGAACTTGCTGCCCAGAATCCGGGAGCTGCTCCTCCACTTGAGGCCCTTCTAGGTTCTCTTGGTACTCAGGGGAATCCCGAAACAACCCTCTGGTTGGGAAATAACCACGCATGTAGATATGCACTTCCAAGCCTGGCCGTAGCACGAAGTTGGCATCTCGGATTACGGCGTCATGGTGATGCAGTGGAATGGCGAGACTTAGATTCCCCGACATACTTCCTGGCTGAGTGCCCCCATCCACAGAGACTTGAGTGATGTAGGGCTGGAAGTTGATCCGCTTCTGCTTGCCATCATGCGAGGTCATGTTGGGAATTGTCACGTCTCCATTGATGTAAACGAGGCAATCGGGGACGGATTGTATGACACTCTTATTATTCAGTTTCCAAGTGCCGATGTAGGGTCGCTTTGTGAGACTCATCCTTTAGACCTTCTTTGGATTGAAAAACGCTTGCATCGGGACTGTATTCGTAGGAGCCGGCGTAGCCGGTACAGGCTTCTTGAATGCTTTACCGGGCAGGGACGGTGCTGCGACCGGATTTGCTGGTAGGTTAGGTGCTTGGTTACTCTGAAAGGTCAAACCTGCAACAGAACGTCCCGGCAAAGGTTGCATCGGGGAGTCTTGGTTGGCAAACCGCATATCGGAAGGGTTGGGTGTAGGGGATTGTAGAATCCGCACAGGCCCAACCCCTTCGTGCAAGTCATACATCTGGCTGACCGTAAACTCAAAGTCAAACTCCATGCCCCCGTTCTGATGCTGTTCATCATAACGCCAGTTGAAGGATTGGAAATTGCCAATGTAGACGAAGTGGTCGTAAGAAATCTCCACAACACCTACGAGGTGATGGGCATTGGTACGGCCGATCGTGTCGTAGATGTAGCCATTGTTCTTATAGAAGGAAAGCACCGACATAAACTGCTGGAAGGCTGCACTGTCTCGCTTGGAAGCATGCTGCACACCTTGAGGTGCGGAGGTTGTTTGCTGGGATCCGCTCGGCTGAACTGCACCCGCAATGAAAGCACCAATCTTTGCAGAGACAGAGAGTTTGGGTTGTTCTTCACCCCAAGTCTGATAGATGATCTGAGACCGGCTGCGTTGCGAATACTCTTGCACCTTATTGTACGAAATGCTCATCTGCGTTGGATTGATGTAGAGGATCAAAGGAGGCATATTGAGGATTCGACGCAATTGGATGGCGATGTCCTGTGCCACTTCCATATCGGTAATGGCAGGATTGACGCGACTGCTCTGCTCGATGGAAGATCGGTTGGAGGATCCGGTTGGCCTGGCTTGGCTCTTACCTTTGACGTAAGAAGGTGTCGGGGTATCCGGCTTGGAATCCAACAAGCCACTGAATGCTGTGTCACGAGCTTGCTTGGCCGCATTGAGCGTTTGCTTGAAATCGGAGAAGTTCCCGATCGCCGCATTGGTGGTGTAGCCAAGCTGAATTGGGTTTTTCTTTGTGCCCTTCTCGGTCCCGGCGAGGATTCCTGGATTGTCGAGGTAGATGAGCGGAGGCAAGATACGGAAAGTGAAGGGGCTGAGTTGAGGTGCCAACGCATCGCTTCCGATGATCGGTTGGTTCCCGACTTGCTGCACAAACGTGAAGTCCGTATCGGGGCCAGAAGGCACCTGATAGACCTGCGCTGCAGGGGCATCGTAGGCTGTGGCACGATTCTTCATCCTAACCCCCGCAGTGCATTGAGTTGGGTGGACCGGAGTTCAAAACGCTCACGGCGAATCTGAAAAGACCCCGACAAGGCAAACTGATAGGGCTTATCGGAGGACTCGGTTACGGTAAAGGAGGTGAAGTTACCGTAGTAGGTGCCCTCATCGTAAGTGACTCGAATCATACCCGTAAAGGCAATCGTGCCTCTTTGATCGTAGACAGAGCCATTGTTGTGAAACAGGGCCAGCATATCGAGGTACTTGTCATACGCAATGGTGTCACGGCGGGTTCCCCCAAGGTCGATTCCGACATCGGGGTCAGTGGTGCCTGTGATGTTGGAAAGGCCCGTGTAGAGGCGCATAAAGCCCCCTGTAGTCATTTCAAAGCTCATTGTACTGGGACCGTCACCCCAGTGCTGCTCGACATATCCGCCACGGGTCTGAATACGTTCAATCACCTTTTGGTATTGGATCGACATACTGGTTGGATTGGCATGCAAAACCATCTTGAGGTGGTCGGGCAATAGGCTTGTCTCCCCATCTGTAGCGAGAATGTCAAAGACAACAGGACGCACTCCGGTGCCGTTGTAGGCATCGTTGGGAGATTGGAAGGCAGAACGGAATACAGGCTGTGTCATTCAGTTACCTTGATTGCGTTGCCGCAGTGCCTGAGATTTGACCATAGAACTGCTTGAGAGCATCGACGGTGGCGTTACGGACAGTCGGGGCGTCCGCAGGGCCGTTGAATGTCATGTTGATCTGTACCGACGCAGCGCCGCCCCCACGACCCGCCTTTTCATTCACAATCGCGACAGCATCACCAGCGGATAGGCGTAGGTTTGCACCGCCCCCTGGGCCATTGTAAGAAAGGTAGTTTGCAGAACCGGATGGGATGTAGGCATCCTGGACGAGCTGGGCATCCTTCAGGATCTGTTGTCTATCCCCTTCACTCTTGGCCCCCATGATAGCGGCTGCAACTTCGGGATCCAGTTTGACCCCTTGCGCTTGCAAGGATTGCAGTAACAAACTGTTCTTTGACGCTTCTGCCTGCTCTTTACTGAGTTGAAATGTCTGAGTCAAGATATCTAAGATTCCCTTAGTACGTTGAGTACTCTCTTTCTGAGCTTTAGTCTCACCCTTTTCCTCTTTTTCTGCTATCTTGGCAGCTTTGTCTGCCGCTTCGGCGGCAATATCGGATTTGCCTTTGTAAAGACCCCCTGTAGCGCCAATAGCAATACCTTCTAAGAAGGAACCCCCCAAAGATTGATTGCTTGCGGCATTTCTTGTTTCTTGAGCATATTGCTTAGCTGCTTCGGATTCTGACATTGCTGAGACTTTTTGGAAAGCCTCGGGGGTCTCACCCAATTGCTCAAAAAGCTTCTTTTGTGCCTCCGTCTTCCAAGAGGTAGTCCCCTGTAGACGTTTCTTCTCTGCTGTTTCGCTAGCCTCTTTGTCTTGTGCCTTCTCCAGATTCTCCTTAGCTTCTTGAATCAGGGGCGCAAGACGCAATTTTTCATCATCACTTGCAGTTGTGAAATCCCCCTGTAGACGATGGAGCCTATCACTTGCCCCTCGTGTAGTTTGTTGGCTGCGCTGCAACTTGGTCTCTTGCATTCGGAGAGCACTGTCTCTGGCAGAGCCTCCTGAACTACCAAGACCATCCTTTATGTGCAAAGCCACGAGAATGTCACTGACATATCCTGCAATCGTATTCAA